TGGTGCTGGAGGCCCGGTTGCGTGGGCGCGCCAGTGATGATGCTGGCGAGGTGGCGCGGCGGATGGCGGCGGCGCGGGCGGAGATTTCCCATTGGGCGGAGTTCGACCATTTGCTGGTGAACGAGGATCTGGATGAGTGTGTCGAGTCGGTGCGGGCGGTGCTGCGGGCCGCGCGGTGTGCGACCGCGCGGAGCCTGGGGGTTGCGGAGCTTGCGCGGGGGATGAGCGGAGCGGCCGGTTCAGGTGATCCCTAAACAGGCACAAGTTTTTTGGTTCTTTTTTTCAAAAAAGAACACTTTCTTTCTCTGTTGAGCGTGGGCGGCGGGCTGAAGCCCACCCCACGATTTATGTGGGGGGACGGCGGGCGAGTTTGTGGGCGGTGCGCAGGAGGAAGGCGCGATCGTCGGCGTCGCAGGCCTGGTAGAGGCGGAGCATGGCGAGTTCGTCGCCGGTGGTGGCGGAGGTGGGATCGGTGCCCTGGATGAGATGTTCGACGGAGGCACCGAGGGCATCGGCGATTCGGGTGATGTTGCCGCGGAGCTGGCCGGCGCGGTCGGTTTCCCATTGGGCGACGGCGCTGCGGCTGACATTGCAGGCGGCGGCGAGATCATCCTGAGTCATGCCGCGGGCGCGGCGCAGGGCGCGGATTCGGGTGCCGACGGTGGTGGGGACTTCGCTCATGGGGATTAGGCTGCGCGATTTCTGCTAACAAATCTAGTCATGATGCTTGACACATTTCCGTGAGTTGGTCTAACGTAATGTTAGATTGATGAGGAGGATACTGTGCGGGCGCATGTGCGATGGGACGCGGAGCTGGATGACCGGCTGCTGCGGCTGAGGTGGGCGGGGGTGACGTGGGACGGGATTGCCGAGGCCATGGGGCTGGGGCGGAACACGGTGCTGGAGCGGGGGCGCAAGATCGGCGCGCGCCGGATGCCGCGGGGGCCGAACGCGGCGCCGGAGGAGGCGCGGGATCGGCCGGCGCGGCAGGCGGGGCATCCGCTGACCTGGGGGATGCTGACGGCGGGGACGGTTCTGGACGGTGAGGCCTATCCGTATCCGGTTTTTCTTTAAGGAACAAATCATGAACGATGTGATCACATTGCCGGGTGACGCCCGGGTGGCGGCCCTGCTGGCCGAGCAGGCGCGGCGCGAGATCGATTCGGCTTTCATCATCTACCGGCTGGAGGAGGCGGGGGCGACCCTGCTGGCGCTGCCGGGCACGGGCTATTCCACGCGAATGAAGATTAGCCACCTGGACGTGGTGCATGAGGCGCGGGAGGCATATGGCTGGGCGCCGGGGCAGGTTCGGCCGCCGGTGCCTTCGGCATCCCGCATCACGCGAATGGATGAGGCGCTGGGCTGGATCGCGCTGATCCCACGCGAGCGTTACGTGCTGCGGCGGATTGTGGGGGCGCGCAGCCTGGTGAGCCCGGTGACGGAGCGGCATCTGTTCAGTTGGCGCCGGTTGGGGGGCGTTCTGGGGGCAGACCATAAGGCGGTGCAAAGATGGCACGCGCAGGGGATCGATATGCTGGTGGCGGCGGTGGGTGCATTGCATCGGGCGGATCGGGACAGGTTTTTGAGGGAGTGAAGGAAGGGCCGCGGTTGGGCACGTATCGCCTGATCCGGCCGGGCGTGCCCCCCGCATCGCCCAGGAGCGATGCGGGCTGGGGTTTTTAGTCCTGCGTGGCTGTGAGGCTGACGGCGTAGCGGCAGCGCGGGGTGATGTAGGTGCCGGCGATGGTGGTGCCGGCGAGTGTGGCGGTGAAACTGACGGGGTAGGGCTTTTTGTCGGCGCCGGGGAGGGTGAGGCTGGCGGCGAGTTGGCCGGCGGTGAGGTGGCCGGCCAGGATGAGGGTGCCGCTGTTGGGGGCGAAGACGAAGGCGGATTGTTTCAGGGTGAGCGTGGCCTGGGACCGCGGATCGCACATGCCGGCCGTTGGTGTGACGGGGCCAGCATAGATGGTGCTGGGCGCATCCGCGCAGGCGGAGAGCAGCACCGGCAGAAGTATGAAAAAACGGTTCATGGTGACCTTTATATAGCGTGTCGCCGATGATGGCAGCGTGCCGGCGGCTTGCGTTGGACGGCGGCTAGGCAGACTGAAAGAAGTTCCTGTTTTGTTCTTGCCCAGGTCGCCCAACTTTGGGTATGTTTCACTCAACGATGGCGGTTTGCGCACGGCGAGACGTGCGGCCCGGCGGCGCCCTGCCTTTTGGGCGCCGAGCCCGAACGCAGAATGTGCGTTCGGGGCCGCCCAGCCGGTTGCCCGGCACCATGAGGACTCAGCAGATCGATGCCGCTTGTGGCGCCAAGTGCTGCGGCCATGCGGCCGGGGGGGGCGGCCCCGCAGAGTTTTGAGGACTGGTGCAGGTTTGTGCTGGAGGCGGAAGGGCAGGCGCCGGCACGGCACCATCTGGAGATCATCTCGGCGCTGGAGAAGGTTTCGCGCGGGGAAACGCGGCGGCTGATGCTGCAACTGCCGCCGGGCTCGGCGAAGAGCACCTATGCAAGCCGGCTGTTTCCGGCGTGGTGGCTGTCGGCGCACCCGGTGAGCGCGGTGATCGCGGCGAGCCATACGGCGCAACTGGCGTGCCATTTCGGGCGGCGCGTGCGCGCGCTGGTGCAGGAGCACGGGGCCCAGCTGGGATTGAGCGTGCTGCCGGATGCGCGGGCGGCCGGGCGGTTCATCACCGATGCGGGCGGCGAGTATTTCGCGGTGGGCGTACATGGGGCGGTGACGGGGCGGCGGGCCGACCTGGCGCTGATCGATGATCCGATCGCCGGCTTCGCGGACGCGGAGAGTTTCAAGGCGCGCGAGCGATTATGGGACTGGTTCCGCGCCGAACTGATGACGCGGCTGAAGCCGCAAGGGCGCACGGTGCTGGTGATGACGCGATGGCATTGCGACGATCTGGCCGGGCGGCTGATCGAACAAGGGGGATGGACGACATTGCGGCTGCCGGCCATGGCCGAAGCGGGGGATCCCATGGGACGAAGAGTGGGCGAAGCTCTGTGGCCGGAATGGGAGACCGCGGAGGCGCTGGGCGAGAAACGGCTGGCGCTGGGGGAGCGACATTTTTCGGCGCTGTACCAGCAACAGCCACTGCCCACGGGCGGGCAGTTGTTCGACGTGAGCAAGATGATCGTGGTGAATTCCGTGCCGATGGGCATGGCGGTGCGCGCGTGGGATCTGGCGGGTAGCGTTGATTCCAGTGGCGACCCGGACTGGACAGCCGGCGTGAAATTGGTGCGCGATGCGGCAGGGGCGGTGTTTATCGATGACGTGATCCGGTTTCGCGCGCTGCCGGCCGAAGTGGGCGAGCGTATCCGGGTGGCCGCGGTGGCCGATGGCATCGGGGTGCCGGTGGGGCTGCCGCAAGATCCGGGGCAGGCAGGGAAAAGCCAGATCGTTTATTTGACGCAGGTTCTGGCGGGGTTCCGGGTGGTGGCATCGCCCGAGACGGGCAGCAAAGAGACGCGGGCGAACCCGGTAGCGAGCCAGATTTGCAACGGCGCGATGTCGATGCGGCGGGCGGGGTGGAATGCCGCGTTTCTGGATGAGCTGGCGAATTTCCCGAACGGGCACAAGGACGATCAGGTGGATGCGCTGGCCCGAGCCTATGCGATGCTGCTGCAGGCGCCGATGCCGGCGCGGTTCACACGGCTTTTCCATTCAGGGCGGTAGGGAAGAGTCTTCTTTTTTGAAAAAAAGAAGCAAAAAACTTTTGGGCGGCTGTCGCGGGCTCGTTGGAGAGGCGCGCTGAGGGAAGGATCGGGGTTTGTTTCGCACGATTGCTGATCTGGTGCCGGATGATCGGGATTATCCGGAACGGACACGCACGCTCTCGCTGTATCAGCGCATCTTGGATGGCAGCTTGTATGATGCGCTGCCCTACGAGTTTCACCAAGAGCGCACGGACAGCGGAGAGTATATTCCGCTACGGCAACGCAGGCCATCGGTGCGCTACGGGCTGGCGCGGCTGGTGGTTGAGGATAGCGTGGCGCTGCTGTTCAGCGAAGGGCATTTTCCGGCCTTCGATTCGCCCGATGCGGGCGTGCGCGAGGCCCTGGCCGATGTGGTGCGCGATGCCAAGCTGAATGCCGTGATGGTGGAGGCGGCACTGCGCGGCAGCGTGGGATCGGTGGCGCTGCTGCTGCGCGTGCTGCACGGGCGCGTGTTTGTTGATGTGCTGGACACGGTTTTCTTGACGCCGGTGTGGGACCCGATGGCGCCGGATACGCTGGTGCGGGTGTGCGAACGCTACAAGGTGAGCGGCGCGGGGCTGGTGGCGCAGGGATACGATGTTGATCCCGGTGCGACCTATTGGTTTCAGCGCGTATGGGATGCGGAGTGGGAGCGGTGGTTCACGCCGGTGCGGGTAGGCACGGCGGCGGTGGTGCTGGAGGATATAGAGCGTTCCATACGGCATGGGCTTGGATTTGTGCCGCTGGTGTGGATACGCAATCTTCCCGGTGGCAGCGGCGTGGATGGCGCGTGCAGTTTTCGCAGTGCGATCGATACCGGCATCGAGATCGATTACCAATTGAGCCAGGCTGGACGGGGGCTGAAATACAGCAGCGATCCGACATTGCTGATCCGCGAGCCGGCCGGCTTGGACGGGAACATGGTGCGGGGTGCGGCCAACGCGCTGGTGGTGAGCGAGAAGGGTGACGCGAAACTGCTGGAAATCGGCGGCACAGCGAGCCAGGCGGTGATCGAGTATGTGCGGACCCTGCGTGAGTTCGCACTGGAAAGTCTGCATGGGAACAGGGCGGAGGCAAACCGGCTGACGGCGCCGGCAAGCGGGCGCGCGTTGCAGCTGATGAACCAGGGGCTGCTGTGGCTGGCCGATAATCTGCGGGTGAGCTACGGGCAAGGCGGCTTGCTGGATATGGCACGGATGATTTTGCGGGCGAACCGCACGTATCCGCTGCATGTGGGCGGGCGGGTGCTGCCGCGGCTGGATTGCGATGCAGTGGTGAGCCTGCGCTGGCCGGATTGGTATCCGGATGATGCGCTGGATGGGCAGCGGACGGCGGAGACGCTGATTTCACTTGTGGCGGCTCAGCAGATGTCACGCGAGACGGCGCTGCGTGTGCTGGCGGCAAGCTACGACATTGAGGATGTGGACGCTGAATTGCAGCGGATCGCAGGTGAGCGTGACCATAAGGGGGCGAAATGAGCGCTGATGACGCTGGCGGGCAAGCGGAGGCTTTTGCGGCGTTGAAGGCGCGCGCGGAGGCTTTGGAGAAGCAGTTGCAGGAGGCGGAGGCGGCGTCGGCGGCGAAGATTCGCAACGCAGAGCTGAAGGCGGAGGCGGTGCGGGCCGGGATTGTGGATTTGGATGGGCTGCGGATGCTGACGCCCGAGGCGAACACCGGTGAGGCGGCGGAGGTGATCGGCAAGCTGCGGCGGGAGAAGCCATGGCTGTTCTCGGCCGGAAGTTCCAGCAGCGCCGCGGTGGCGCCGGCGGCGGCGCCGGTGAAGCGGAAGCTGGCGACGGAGATGAGCGTGGAGGAGTGGCGGGCGGCGCGGGCGGAGTTGTTGCGGAGGAAGTAAGGCCGGGGGGGCTCTGCCCCCCTGGCCCCCCCGCTGGGGACTGGTCCCCAGACCCCGGCCTTCGCCTTGCGATCCCGCACCGTGCCGGATCCAAGCAGATGGGGGTTTGGGGCCTCTATGCCCCAGCGGGCTCCCCTACTTGAAGTATGGGGGGCGAGCCCCTGGCCTTTCTTTTTTGTGTGAACCACGGGGAGCTCGGCTCCCCTTTTTCTTTAGGGGACACCCATGAGCATATCGAATTTCCCGGCCGCCCTTCAGCCGATCATCCAGCAAGGCTTCCTGGAGCGCGAGTTCGAGCAGGCGCTGCGGTCACGCATTGGCTATCGTGCATGCGCGGACAGGGAAGACTTCGCCGTGGGCATCGGCGAGACGCTGACGAAGACGCGCGCGGGCCTCAAGCCGGCGGTGACGACACCGCTTGCCGCTAATACCAACACGAACCTCGATAACGGGTTGACACCCGGATCGTGGAACGTGGAACAGTTTACGCTGACGCTGAACCATTACGCCGCCACCATGGACCTGAACATGGTGACAAGCCGCGTGGGCATTGCCAGCCAGTTCCTGCAGAATGCCTATGTGAACGGCGAACAGGCCGCTCGCAGCCTGGATGATCTGGCGCGCAATGCATTGTTCAGCGCGTATTTCGGCGGCAATACGCGGGTGACCACGACGCTGGGCAGCGCCGGGCCGACAATTGCTGTGGACGACGTGCGCGGGTTTCAGACGGCGTTCGTGAATGGCGTGCAGCAGCCTGTGAGCTCCGCCAATCCGCTCGGCGTGACGGTAGGCGCGGATATCTATACGCTGATCGGCGTGGCGCCGGATGTGAATAACGTATCCACAGCGCCGGGCGGCCAAAGCGGCCAGTTGACGTTCAACGGCTCGATTTCGGTGAGCGACGGAACGGCGGGAAATACCGTGCAGGCAGCGACGGCCTCGGCGATCCTGCGGCCGAATGGGCGGACCAACACATCGCTGATCCAGGCTGGCGATACACTGGCGATGACCGCCATTCTTGATGCGGTCGCGGATCTGCGGGTGAATGCCGTACCGGATGTCGATGGCGCCTATAACTGCTATCTGGATCCGATCAGCGCACGGCAATTGTTCGCCGATCCGGATTTCCAGCGCCTGTTCATTGGTGCGACGTCGGCCAACGAGATTTTCAGGCCGGGCCAGGGTGTGGTCAATGAGTTCCTGGGCCTGCGCTTTGTGCTGACAACGGAATCCTATGTGCAGGCGCATCCGACTCTGGCGGGGGCGCTGATCCGCCGGCCGATCGTGGTTGGGAAGGGCGCGCTGGTGGAGGGGGATTTCGCCGGCATGGCGGCTGATGATGTGGCGCCGAAGGATGCGCTCGTATCTCTGGTGGATGGGGTATGCATGGTGACGCGTGAGCCGATCGACCGGCTGCAGCAGATCATTGCACAATCCTGGTATTGGATCGGCGGCTTCTGCGCGCCCTCGGACACGACAACCAATAGTTTGACGGTTCCGACAGCGACGAACGCGAATTTCAAGCGGGCGGTGATGATCGAGCATATTGGGTGAATGGGCTACATCCGCGGGTTGTGTGAGGAGGGCGCATGCTGACGGATCAGCAGAAGACGGATGTTCGCAGGTTTTGCGGGTATCCGGCCTATGGCGCCTCGCCGGCCGGGAATATCGGGTGGCGTTTCTATACGGCCTATGGGCTGCTTGAGTATCGGATGAACAATCTGTCGGCGGCCGAGATTGCCGTGGTGCTGAATTATCTGGCGACATTGACGCTGCTGGAGAGTGCGGTGCCGGCGGCAAGCGAGAATCTGGATACCGAGAAGGCTGCCTCCTGGATGCATAATCCGGGTGAAATCACGGATCGGTTGCGGCTGCTGGATGAGTGGCGGCGGCGGCTGTGCAGCTTCTTTGGTGTGCCGCCTGGGGAAGGCTTGAGCGGCAATGGCCTGCAGTGGGTGGTTTGATGGATTCGTGGTTGCTGCAGAACATGATTGCGAAAGGCATGGGCGTGGCGGCGCGCAAGCTGGGTCGGCCATTCAATGTGTATCGGCCTGATGGAGCCATGCAGCCGCTGGCGCCCCGGAACCGGGCGATCAAGTTGTTCGCGGTGTTCCAGGCAGAGGATGGGGCACCCCATGCGCCGGATTATGGCGAGGCGTTGTGGCAGGGCATTTTCGATTCCGTGTACACACGGGTGGGGGACTACCTGGTGGGCGAGACGGAGACGTATTTCGTCGCGGGACAGAAGCCGGCCTTGCCGGTGCAATGCGTGCTGACGAACCGAGTGGTGACGGTGGTGCGTCCCGCGCCGGCGGCGCAGGGCGGGTATAGCGGGTTTTATGCGACTTCCGGCGAGCCGGTGATCATGGAATGGCCGTGCAGCCTTCTGGAGGCTGGCGGGCGAGGTGGGGGTGCGGGGCCGAACGAGACGCGGTTCGGCAACTGGATGATTTTGCTGCCGGCTTTGCCAGTGCCGATCGAGGTTGCGGATGTTGTTTCGGATGAGTGTGGCGGGACCTATGTCGTGAGCGCCGCGGAGCAGAGTACGCTGGGCTGGCGGCTACTCGTGCGGCAAATCGGCGCGTAGCCGGCGAGTCGGCGACAGCGCTGATACGAGTCTTTTGCTTCTTTTCTTCAGAAAAGAAGACGTTTCTTTCTTTGTGGAGGCACAAGGTGCAAGCGGAGCAGCTTCATGTTGTGACAGCGCGTTTCAATCCGCTGCGCTGGGCCGTGCCCGATAAGCATTATCGCGACTGGGTTTCGCATATGCTGGATTCGGGTGTGCGGCTGACGGTGGTGGAGGTGCAGTATGGGCGGCGGGAATTCACGTGCGATTTGCCGTACGTGAATCACGTTGGGCTGCGGGCGGATAGTTGGTCGTGGAGCAAGGAGTGTGCGCTCAACGAGGGGATCAAGCGGATTCCCGAGGCGGAGTTCATTGCGTGGGGCGATGCGGATATCTGGCATCGCAAGGATGGCTGGGCGCGGGAGGCGGTGGAGTATTTGCAGCATTACCGGGTGTTGCAGACATGGACAAAGGCGCTGGATCTGGGGCCGAACGATGAGTTGATCGGAGTGCATCAATCCTTTTGCGCGCAGTATATGGCCGGAGCGCCGCTGGTGGCTGATGGCGCAAAGTTCTGGAAGTTCGATGGCGGGTACGCGGAGTATCCGCATAGCGGGTATTTCTGGGCGTGCCGGCGGGAGTTGCTGGATTGGACGGGCGGGTTGTTCGAGCTTGCCGGGATGGGCAGTGCGGATCACCACATGGCGCTGGGTTTTGTGGGGCGTGTGGAGCGGAGCTGGCCGGCGGGGACGAGCGCCAGCTATCGCGAGCATCTGCTGCGATGGCAGGCGCGGGCGATGCGGTATGTGAATGGTCGTATTGCCGCGCTGCCAGGGATTATCGAGCACCGTTTCCACGGGGCGAAGCAGAACCGGGGGTATCTCGGGCGCTGGGACATGTTTGTGAAGCATGGCTTTGATCCGGATACGGATCTGAAGCGGAACAGCTATGGCGTGCTCGAGTGGGCCGGCAACAAGCCGGAGCTGGAGCGGGAGTGGGATCTGTATTTGCGGTCTCGCCGCGAAGATGACAACGCGATGTGAGGGTATAGCGTGGCCGATCTGAGCGACGTGGAGGCGGCGCTGGTGGGCGCGGTGATGGGGGCGGTTTATCCCTCGGGCCTCACCATGCCGAGTGTTACGGGCGGGCCGGTGAGGGTGTATCGCGGGTGGCCGATCTCCGGTGCGCTGGCGGCGGATCTGGCCGCGGGTGTTGTAAATATCAGCGTCTTTCCGGTGCCGGGCGCGACGCGCAATACGACGCGCTGGGGGCCAGTGGTGAATGTGACGCCAGGTGTGGCGACACTGACGGTGGCAGCGCAGGGCAATAGCGCGACGTTTGGCGGATCAGGAGGTGCCGGGCAGTTGGCCGGATTGCTGGTTGGCGGGCAGCCGCATGTTTACGTGGGGCAGGCAGGGGATACCGCGGCGGTGGCGGCGGCGGTGCTGGCGCAGAGCGTACAATCGGTGCGGCCGTGTTTGCTTTCCGGCAGCACGGTGACGGTGCCGGGGGTGAGCAGCCTGGTGGCGCGCGTGGCGGTGTATGCGTCATCGACCACGGAATGGGCTAGGCAGGAGCAGGGGTTTCGCATTTCCGCCTGGTGCCCGACGCCGGCGCTGCGCGATCTGGTTTGCGGCGTTATGGGCAGCGCGCTGGCGGCGACAAGTTTTCTTAGGCTTGCCGATGGCAGTGGCGGGCGGGTTCGGTATCGATCCGGCACCAGCATCGATGATGACCAGGATGCGCAAGTTTACAGGCGCGATCTTGTCTATGACGTGGAATACGGCACCAGCGTGACCGGCATGGTGCCTTCTATGCTGTTCGGCGATCTCGTGATGAACGGCAACGGCATTTACGGTTGAGGAGATTGGGGCGATGGCGACGGCGTTGATCGTGGTGCGCGCTTTCGGGCAGCACAGGCCGGGTGACATGATCACCGATCCGGCCGAGGCGCGCACGCTGCCGCTGGGCGAGCATGCGCATGATGTGATCAGGGTTGCAGCACCGGTGGCAGCGCCGGCGGCGGCTTCCAAAGGACGGGAGGAAGCCTGAACATGCCGATATATCAACAGGGTTCGCTGAATACCACGGCGCTGGTGGTGCCGGATCTGTATGTGCAGATTGTGGCGCCGCAGAACCTGGTTCTGAACGGTGTGCCGACAAACGTGATCGGCGTGGTGGGATCAGCACCTTGGGGGCCGGTTAACCAGCCGGTGGCGATCGGCACGATGGCCGATTATGCGCAGGCATTCGGGCCGGTGATGGTGCGGCAATATGACATGGGCACGTCGGTTGCGACCGCCGTGCAGCAGGGTGCGACAAGTTTCCGCTGCGTGCGCGTGACGGATGGCACGGATGCGGCTGCGAGCACGGCAATCGGGCTGGTGGGCGGCGGCAATTTTGCCGTGATGATCAGCGCGCTGTACACGGGATCGCAGGGCAATGGCATCACCGTGACCCTGTCCGCCGGTTCCGTGCGTGGGCAGTGGCAGGCGGTGGTGACGATGCCAGGGATGGTGCCCGAGGTGTATTCCAACCTTGCCGCGCCCAGCAACGCGGCGTTCTGGCAGAACCTGGCGAACGCGATCAACCAGGGCAATGGCCCTCTGCGCGGACCATCGCAGCTTGTGGTGGCGACGTTGGGCACAGCGACTGCGACGGCTCCGGCGGCCTTCGGCCCGCAGGCGTTGGCGGGCGGCAGCGACGGCGCGGCGGGTGTAACATCCGCCATCATGGTCGGGCAGGATACGTTGCCGCGCACCGGCATGTATGCGTTGCGCAACCAGGGCTGCGGCATCGGCGTGCTGGCGGATATGGTGGATTCCACGCAATGGACCACGGTTGCGGCGTTCGGCCTTTCGGAAGGAGTGTATATGATCCTGACCGGGCCGGCCGGCCAGGCCATCAGCGATGCGGTTTCGCTGATGCAGGAGGCGGGGCTGGATTCCTACGCGGCAAAACTGATGTTCGGCGATTGGATCTTCTGGAACGATCAGACGAATGGGCTGACGCGTCTGGTTTCGCCGCAGGGGTTTGTGGCCGGGCGCCTGGGAAATTTGTCGCCGGAGCAATCGAGCCTGAACAAGCCGCTGTATAGCGTGGTGGGGACGCAGCGCAGTGGTGTGCCAGGGAGCGGCCAGACGGCGACATATAGCGATGCAGAGCTGGGCGTTCTGTTCCAGGCCGGCATTGATGTTATCGCCAATCCGCAGCCTGGCGGGGCGTATTGGGGCGTGCGGTGCGGGCACAACACATCATCCAACCCCGCGATCAACGGGGATAATTATACACGCCTGACAAACTACATTGCGGCGACGCTGGCGGCGGGGATGGGGCAGTTTGTGGGCCAGGTGATCACGACCAGCCTGTTCCAGCAGATACGATCAACGCAACTGAGCTTTCTGCAGGCGCTGCTGGCGCAGGGTATCCTGGGCAGCCTGGATGGATCGCCGCCCTATTCGGTGATCTGCGATACCAGCAACAACCCGCAGAGCCGGACGAGCCTTGGTTATGTGCAGAGCGATGCGCAGGTGCAGTTCCAGAGCATTAACGAGAAGTTCATCGTGAATGTGGAGGGGGGGCAGACTGTGGTGGTGCAGAAGCAGGTGCTGCCCAGTTAAGAAAGAGTCTTCTTTTCTGAAGAAATGAAGCAAAAGACT